CCGTGTCGCGCGTGGTCACGGGGTGAGGCAGCCGGGGCAGTCGTCGATGTGCTCGGGGTCGCTGCTGTCGTCGGCCACGACGTGCGACTCCACGACGGCGGGTCGGGCGGCGGCAGAGACCTGCTGCGCGACGGCCGTGAACTTGTCCAGCGCGGCCTGTCGCTGTTCCGGGGTGGTCGGCATCGTCAGCGCGGCGTACAGGGCCGAGCCTGCGAGCTGCTCCTCGATGAGCCGCCGGCTGAGCGCTTCGGATACTCCGACTGCAGCGCAGAGTTCCTCCCGCGCCTCGGCGAGTTCGGTGCGGAGCCGGCGGATCTCGGCGAGCAGGGCCTCGCGCTCGGCCTTCGACGCCCATCCGGCCGCCCGAAGCGCGGCCACGTACCTGGCTCGCGCCTTCTCGCAGTCGGGGCAGGCGCGCTCACCGGGCTCGTCGCTGCAAGCCCCGCACTGCGCGCCCTCGTTGCTGAGGATCTGGATGGCGTGGTCGTCGAGCTGCTGGGCGGTGTCGGTGGTCATCAGTTTCTCCGTTCGGTTGATCCGGTTTTCGCGTCCCGTCCGGGTCGGGCAGGAGCGTCGTGCACCCGGCGCGTGGGCCGGGCGGGGAACAACGGGCGCGGTCACGCGGCTGTTCACAGGGACCAGAGCGTCGGCTGGTGGTCCACGAGCGGCAGTTCGGTCTGACCGGGGATCCGGTCGGGCTGGGTGTCGGCGCCGCGGATGGCAGGCGGTTTGCGGCTCGTGAGTCCGAGGCGACGGGCGCAGACGGGGCCGAGTCCGGATGGTGACGGGCGAGCCAGTCGACGGCCACACGCCCCGCAGCGGGCCATCAAGCGGCCTCGCCGTGCTCGAAGCGGGCGGTCCGGCCGAGGGTGTACGCGGCCTCGGTGTGTCCTCCGACGGCGATCCCGGGGTGGAGCATGGGCTTGGTGGGGTCACCCTTGAGCGGCTTCGTCGTCGGCCGGCCGACGGGAATCGGTATGGCTCCCCAGCGCTGCCAGGCCTCCAGTTCGCGGATCCCGATGGCGCTCATGTCGGCGCCGAGGCGTTCAAGGTCTGCGGCTGCCATGAACAGGTGCAGGCCGTAGAGGACGGGCGGAAAGTCGCAGTCGTCGGTGCAGCGGTGGAGTTTCCCGCAGTACGCGTCGCGGGTGATGCTGTGGTGGAGCGGAGCCGCGCCATTGGTGTCGGGGATCTGGCCGAGGATGAGCAGGTTGGTGCTGCTGCCGTCGGGGCCGAGCCCTTTGGTGGGGTGGACGGCGTCTGCGAGCAGGGTCATGTCGAGCCGGTCCTGGCTGCCTTTGACCTCGATCCACCAGCCGATGTCGGGGAGCAGGAAGTCGGGCAGGTAGGGGCGGCGGTCGTCGCCGACGCGGTAGCCCTGCGGCTCGTACTCCCATCGGATTCCGAGGTCGTTGAAGACGTGCGCCCAGCGCGCTTCCAGGCGGCTGCGGAAGTGGTGTCCGGAGTAGTAGGTGTTGATCGCTTGGATGGTCACTGGGTTCCTCTCGGCGTGCAGTCGTTACAGGGGCGGGGTGTCGGTCCGGACGGTGCGGTGCCGCAGGGCCAGGCGCCTTTGTGAGGGATGTGGTAGTCAGGCTCGGCCGGTGCGGTGGAGACGGACTGCGGTTCCTGCGGGGCGGAGACGGTGAGCGAGAGCAGGTAGTCGACGAGGTCGTCGTCTTTCCGGAGTGCGGCTACGTCGTCCGGATCGACGCTCATCAGGTCTGGGCCATGTCGATGAACTGGGCGTAGTGGCCCTGAAATGCGGTGGTGATCGTTGCGGTCGGCCCGGCGCGGTGCTTGCCGACGATGAAGTCCGCCTCACCGGCGCGCGGGGATTCCTTGTCGTAGGCGTCCTCGCGGTGAAGGAGGATCACGATGTCGGCGTCCTGTTCGATGGCTCCGGATTCACGCAGGTCGGAGACGAGGGGCTTCTTGTCAGTGCGCTGCTCGGGTCCGCGGTTGAGCTGAGCCAGGATGATCAGGGTGATCTCGAACTCCTTGGCCATGAGCTTGAGTCCGCGGGTCAGCTTGGAGACCTCGGCCTGCCGGTTCTCGGCTTTTGGGGCGTCCATAAGCTGCAGGTAGTCGACGATCACGAGGCGGAGTCCGGCAGTTCGGACGAGGTGCCGGACCCGGCCGCGGAGTGTTGGCAGGGACAGGGCCGAGGAGTCGTTGAGGTAGAGCGGCGCCTCGTTGATGCGGGGCATGGCGCGGGCCTCGCGGGCGACGCCGGCGTCGTCGACGATGCCGCCCTTGATGTGGTGCAGGGCGACGCGGGCTTCGGCGGAGAGGATGTTGTCTGTGAGTTCTTCCTCGCCCATCTCCAGGGATTCGAAGAGGGTGGGGATCTTGTTGTGGATGGCTGCTGCTCGGGCGAAGCCGAGGCCGAGGGTGGACTTGCCCATCGCCGGGCGGGCTGCGACGACGATGAGCTGACCGGCTTTGAAGCCGCCGCTGAAGAGTGCGTCGAGGTCGAGGAAGCCGGTGGGGATGCGCTCTTCGCGAGTTGGTTCGGTGACGGATCGCTTGAGGGCTCCGCCGATGACGTCGCGGACGAGTTTGGGGGTGCTGGTGTCGCGGTTGCGGACGATGTCGTCGAGCGCGTCCTGGATGGCGGAGATGTCGGTGGCGGGGTCGAATGCTGCCGACCGGCCGCGGATGCTCATGTCGGAGCTGAGGGCGAGGAGCCGGCGGGCGATAGCGGCTTCGGTGATCTGCTCGGCGTAGTAGGAGGCGGCCTGGTAGGTGGACTGGGCCGAGTCGTACAGGTGGGCGAGCTGGGCCAGGTCGAGTGGGCGGATGGGCAGGTATCCGCTGGCCTGCCACCTCTGGAGCTGGCTGTTGACGGCCTGCCAGCGGATCTCACCCTTGGTCAGGGTTTCGCGGATCTCGTCGACGGCGTGCCACACCCAGCGGAGGGCGTCGTTCTGGATGTCGGCGGGGTCGAACTCTCCGGCGAGTTCGTCGATCAGTTCGGGTCGCGCCATGACGGAGGCGGCGATGATCCGTTCGGCTTCGATGGCGGATGCGCCGGGGGCGGGGGTGGCCTCGTCGGGACCCCAGACGTCGGTTTCGGTGGTCACGCTGCGGCCCCCATCCGTCGGTCGTCGCCTTCGAGGAGGACGACGCTGTCGCCACACATCTCGGCGAGGCGGGAGGACACTCGCGGGCCGGTGACTTCGGACAGCTCGCCGGGCAGCACGTCGCAGGTGATGATCACGGGGCGGCGGTTGATGTACCGCTCGTCGAAGATTTCGAATAGCCGCTCCTGTGTCCACACCGACGCCTTCGCCGCGGCGAGGTCGTCGACGTACAGCAGCTGGCACTCCTGAAGTTCCTTGACCAGGGTCCGGCGGACCTCGTCGGGGCCGTCGGGGCGGAGGAGGTCGAAGAGCGTGGTCGACCGGTAGGTGCGGACATCAGGCCCGCCCGGCTTCCAGGGCTGGTTGGGGGCGTACCAGGCTTCGAGCCAGCGGCGGCAGGTCCGCCAGGCCGTGTGCGTCTTGCCGACGCCGATGGGGCCGGTGATGAAGAGGCTGGTTCCGCCCCAGCCGGCGATCCAGTTGCGGACGTCTTCGTGAAGGTCGATGGGCTGGCGGTAGATGAGCGGGATGCGCTCGTCGAAGCGTTCGAGGGCGGCATGGCTGCGCATCTGCAGCCATTCGTCACGGAGGCTGGGCTCGTCAGCCGAACTTGAGTGCACGCTTCTTCTCCTCGTCGGTCATGTCGCGGGATGCGGTGGCCGGGCCGGCGGGTCGGCTCTGGCGCTGTTCGGCTGTGGCTTGGCGGCGGAGGGTGTCGTACTTCTGGCGCAGCTTGAGCGGGCTGAGGATGTGCGCCTGCCAGAAGTCGTTGCCGTGGGCCCAGTCGATGGCAGCGATGGCCTGCTCTGGGGTGATGCCGTCTTTGTCGATCAGGAGGCGGATGTCGTTGCGCCACTTCTTGGTGACGGTCGGCCTCTTGGTGCCGCCGTTCTCGACGACGGTGGCGAGGTGCTTGCAGACGCGTTCGACGTCGTGCCGCAGGGGGGCGCTGTCGGGCTCCGCAGGAGTTCGACTGTTCTTTTCTTTTTCTTCTGTCTCTGTCTCTGTCTCTGGTTCGTTTTTGCTTCGCGATTGCTTCACCAAATGCGAAGCAAGTGCTTCGCCGTTTGCTTCGGCTTCGGAAGCGGCTCGGCGGGACTCGCCGGAGCGCTTTCCACCGCGCTGACCTGCAGCTGCTCGCTTGGTGCGGAGGTCCGCGACCTCGGCTGCGGAGCGCTGGTGGTCGAGGTAGTCGTGGATGACGTAGCTATCGGGCCCCGCCTGGGGGCACTTGGGGCAGTCGTGTTCGCCGTCGTGCCACAAGCCAACGCGAACCAGTGCCGAAGCACTTGCTTCGGGTTTGCTTCCGTCGGTCAACCGAGGGACGAGGCGCTTGGAGATGACGCCGTCGGTGAGCTGCCGGGAGGCGTAGGCGAGTCCGCAGATGTACAGCCAGCCGGCTTCGCCACCCGCCTCGATGATCTTCGGGTGGTCCGGCAGACCGTCGTGCACCTTGACGTAGGTGCGCTTGTCCTTCTCGGCCATCGGAACTTCTTTCGGAGAGAGCTTGAGGGGGTCTTGGGCGCGCGGAACCAGGGCGCTTAGGGCGGTGTGTTCAACCCCTCCCCGCTGTAGCTATCATAGCTAAGAAAGGCGTTATAGCTAAGGAGACTAAGATGACCATCGCGGCTATCAGCTACGATCTGCTCATGAGCGAGCGGCCGACCGTCCACCGGAACCAGATCGCCGAGGCACGCAACGTCCTCGGCCAGGTCATCGCCCGCGCACGCTTCGCCGGCGAGCCCACCGTGCTGATCAACCGCGGCCAGGAAGCGGCTGTGATCGTCAGCTACGAGGACTACGCAACCCTCCGCGAACTCCGCGACTACGTGGAGGAGCTGGAAGCCGGCGACGGCCCGGACGTGAAGAACAAGGCGCGCGTCCTCGGCGAGGCCTTGGCCCTGGCTAAGCACCGCGCGGCTCTCGACTCGTCCTGATCGCACGTCCACCCTCCTCTCCTCCCGGCCCCGCCTTCCGGCGGGGCTGCGTCGCGTTGTGGGCTAGGCGGCTTGCTGCTGGTTGGTGTGTGCGTTGCGGCATGCCTGGCAGACGGGGACCTTGATCCGGTAGTGGATGTTGCGGCCCTTGGGGGTGCCGCAGTGCCCGGTCCAGTCGGGGTATGCGGCGGGGTCGTCGATCCGGTCGTCGTCCCATGCGCCGATGGGCGCCCAGCCGCGTGAGGTGGCGATCTGTCGGGCGGCAGTTGCCCGGTGGGCTGGTACGCCGGCTTCGACGGGGTCGGTGCGCCACAGCTGGTCGTAGAGGGCGCGCACGGTCTTGAGCGTGGCGACTTCGACGAGGCCGCTGTCGATGGTCCGGGCGAAGTTGGACCGGTTCATCTGCATGCGGCGGGCCAGTTCGGACTGGGTCCAGCCCGCGTACACCAGGGCTTGCAGCCGACGGCGGGTCCCGGTGCCGTCGACGACAGTGCGTTGTCCGAGGTTGTCGAGGACCGGTTCCACGGCGAGGAGCTTCAGCGCGGTTTCGGGGCGGACGCGCTTGGTGGGAGCGAGGCCCCGCAGGTTGTCCCCGTAGAGCAGCTTCGATACGCCGCCGGTGGAGACGCCGGCGAGTTTCGCGGCGCGGATCGAGCCGATGCCGAACTCGCCGAGGGCGCGCACGTGCTGGCGGACGGGTTCGGCGTCGACGAAGGGCTGCCAGCGTCCGTAGGCGATGGCGCGGCGCCGGTTGTTGTCGTAGTCACTGGCCGCCTTGCAGCAGACGGGACAGCGGCAGTTTTCCAGGTGGTATTTCGCGTTCCCGTGCGGGCGAGAGGGGGCGCTCATCCGACCTTCTCCTTCCGGCTGCCGGTGAGGCGGTTGCGGCGGTCGGCGGCGGCGTTGGCGGCTCGGCAGACGTCGCAGCGTTCGCCGTTCTTGAGGTGGCGCCGGTACATGCGGGGCTCGCCGCAGACGGGTTCGGGGCGTCGCGGCCGTGGCGTTTTGGGCTTGCCGCTGCTGGGGTTCCAGTCGTTGTCGCGCCAGTCGGCGATGGTGGTGTCGGCGCAGCCGACGCGCCGGCCGATTTCCTTGTCGGTGTGGCCGCGGCTGTCCAGGATCCGGGCGGCGTGGAGCTTCTCAGCTGGGGTGAGCTGTGCGGGTTCGCCGTTGAGGGCGCACTCGATGGCGATCAGGTCGAGGTCGTTGTGCGGGTCGTAGGTGCTGGTGGTGGAGGCGTAGAGGCGCTCGCGGGTGCCGGCGCCGACGCGGTGTCCGTTCATGCGGCTGCCTCCATCGAGGGCTTGGCTGCGGATCCTTCGGGAGTCCGGATGCGCCGCTGGCCGGTGTTGATCTCGCGGGCGATGTCGCGGACGTAGCCCTCGGCCATGCCGAGGCGTGCCGCGATCTCGGCGTGGGAGAGGTTGAAGCTGATGAGGTGTGCGATCTCGGCGCGGCGCAGGGCGCCGAGCTGGTGCATGCCGAGTTCGTCGTCGCTGAGCGCTGGGGTGAAGTCGGGGTTGTCGAAGTCGTCTTCGTCCCAGTAGGGCGGCGGCGCCCAACCGCGGTCGGCGGCCATCTTGCGGGCGCGCCCGATGTAGTAGGCGGGAAGGCCGTGCTGTTCGGGCGTCTCGTTGCAGAGTTCGGCGTACAGGGCGCGGACCTGGTCAGCCTGGAACATGGCGACCCGGCCGCCGGCCCGTCCTTTGATCAGCTGGTTGATGTTCTCGCGGTCTTTACCGAGGCGGCGGGCGAGTTCGGCGGAGTACCAGCCTGCGGCGACGAGGGCGCGCAGTCGGCGCTGGGTGCCGAGGCCGGGGATGTATGCGCGGGACTCGGTCGGGCCTGCCTTGCCTCGCGGGATGGGCACGGCGAGGATGCGCTTTTCGGTGGCGACGTGGACGGTGCCTTCGCGCCGCATGATCCGGTAGAGGACGTCGGGGCAGACCCCTGACTGCTTGCGGATCGCCTTGTCGTTGAGGCCTGCGGCGCGCAGGAGCAGGACGTGGTTGGCGGCGCGGTCGGGTGCGCGGTGGATGCCGCGGCCGGTCTGGCGCAGGTAGCGGTTGCGGATGTTCTGCGCGTTGGCTCCGGCCTTGCACTTCTTGCAGGTGCAGCCGCGGCGGTAGCGGCGGGGGTCGCCGTGCTCAAGGGCTTCGGCGGGGATGGCGGTGGTCACGGCTTCTCCTCCCGCGGGCTGCGGATGGTGGCGGTCAAGATGGCGTTACAGATGTCGAGGTCGGCTTGCCGTTGGGCGGCTTCGGCCCGGCGGATGTGCCGCTGTTCGGCCCAGTCGAGGAGGGCGCCGAGGCCGGTCCAGGCGGTGAGGATCAGCCCGCTCCCGACGAAGATCACGGGGAGGATTCCGTAGGCGGCGACCTGGTTGACCACCAGGTCGGCGATGGGGCTCACGTCCGCCTCCCGCGGGTCTGCTCGACGGCGAGACCGGCTGCCGCGTACAGGGCGCCTGCGACGGCTCCCGCGGCGATCAGGGCGAGGTACAGGCGGCCGAGGGGGACGTCCTCCAGGCGGGCCATCACGCGGCCTCCGCCCGGTCGGCGGCGGTGCGGCGCCGGTAGACGGCTATGCGGTGCCCCTTCGTGGCCGGGGCGGTCGACGGCACGTACATCCCGGTGCCGATCAGGTAGTTGTGGCTCATTCCCCGCAGCACGCCCGGCAGGACACCGGCGGCGACGTCGGGCAGCTGTTCGCGGAGGTCGTTCGCGGAGACGGTGTCGTGGTCGCGCATCCAGATGAGGACGGCCTGCGCGACGACGCGGCGGTCCCAGTCGGAGGCCTGCCGGACCAGCTGGGCGAGCGTCTTGTCGCGGGCGTCGCCGGCGACCTGCTCGGCGAGGGTGAGACGGCGGCTCATGACGCGGACTCCTCGCCGTGTAGGGGCAGGCCCAGGTGGCTGCGGGCTTCCTTGTCGAGGCCCTGGCTGATAGCGAGTTCACGGGTGTCGTTGATCCGCCAGTCGACTCCCTCGCGGCAGCCGAAGCCGGTGGTGTCCGACCAGGCGACGCAGGTCGCCCAGCGTCCGTCGGAGAGGTGGGCGAGGAGCGCGATGTCAGTCGAGCCGTAACCCTCGGGTGAGGTGGCCCAGGCGTGGGTGATCTGGTCGATCTGGTCCGGCGCGGGCGTGTCTCCTTCGGCGTACTCGTAGAGCGCGCCCCACAGGTACTCGTCGAATTCGGTGCCGAGATCGGTCGTCGGGGTGATCGCTCGAAGGCGCTGGTACTGGCTGCTGTCCATGGCTCCGTGGTCTCCTGTCTGGTGGCGACCGGCCCTATTTCGGGTAGGGCCGGCCGCCGAACGGGGTGGGTTACTTCTGGGCGAGTTCGTTCTCGGCGTCGGCTTGCGGTTCGGCGGCCAGCCAGGCGAGGAGCGGGCCTGCGATGTCGCGGGCTCCCTGCGGGCGCTGAATGACCTTGCGGGTCAGTGCCGGGCAGCGGGACTTGAGGACTTCGAGGGTGTTGTCGATGTCCATCGCGACGGCGACGTCGAACTCGTACTCGATTCCCTTGCGCTGCTCGGGCCGGGTACCGACCTGCTTCGGCTTGCCGCCTTCCAGCACCCACTCCGTGTAGGAGCGCATCGAGGCGACGACGTGGCCGGGGTAGGCGAGGATCGCGGCGACCATGTCGTTCTGCATGGGCGTGCCGTCTTTCCAGCCGGCGAACTTGTTGCCGCCGTACTTGGCCTTCGCCTTCTCGACCTGCTCCAGGGTTCCGTCGGTGCCCTTCCAGAAGTGGGAGAGGCTGTCGACGAAGACGGTCGGGTATCCGGCCTGGGCGGCGGCGTCGAGGGCGCGGGCGAGGTCGCGGGGGTCGTAGCGGTCCATGGCGAGGGTGTCGAACTGGATGCCGCCGATTCCGGCGTACAGGCTGGCGGCGCCCTTCTCGGTGTCGATGACGGCGAACCGGCGGCCCTCGGACAGGCCGTGGCAGATGCCGAGGCCGGTCCACGTCTTGCCGGAGCCCGACATGCCCTGGATGGACAGGCGGGCCTTGCGGCCGGCCTTGCTGGCGGGGGCGAACGTGAACTGCGGGGAGCCGTTGTCCGCGGCACGGGGTGCGGTGCGGACGGGCTGACCGAGCTGGGACATTCGGTGTCTCCTAGGCGTACTGGCGCTCGACCCACGAGGGCAGCGCAGTCATCGGGTTGGGCAGGTAGCCGGGCCATTCGCCGGACTCACGGCAGATGGCGTAGGCGTTGAGGGCGACCGTGTTGAGGTGGCGGCCGATCTCGCGGGCCATCGGGTCGCAGGTGGTGACGACCACCAGGTAGGGCGGGTCCTTCTCCTGAAGCACGAACTGGAAGGGCTTCTCCGGGTCGGCGACATCGAGGGCGAGACCGGCGTCGAAGTACCACTCCTGCTGCTGCGCGTAGCCGTGCTCGTGGAACGCCTTCTCCAGGTCTTCGCGGCGGCAGGACCGAGCCGTCTTGTAATCGACGATCTGGCCGTCGTGGCGCAGGAAGTCGAAGCGAGCCCTCCGCCAGATGCCGTGGTCCTCCCAGAACGCGGACTGTTCGGCGACGCCGGAGCCGGGCTCCAGGAGCCGGGCCGCTTCCGGGTCCCGCCGGATCGCCGCGGCCATGGCCTTGACCTGGTCCAGCTCGGCGCGCTTCAGCGGGATGTTGCCCTCAGCCCGGATCGCGGCGAGCTCCGCCTTGATCGCGTTGGTGTCCCAGCGGGCGGCGTCGACGAGGACGAGTTCGGGCCCGTCGTCGAGGACGAGTCGGTGGGCTGCGGTGCCGAGGTCGAGCGCCTTCTTCGGCAGCTCCGGGTTGTCGAGCCAGTACTTGAACTTGGCGGGGCAGGTGGAGGCGAGCTTCTTCGCGCCGGTCGAGGAGAGGCTGCCGCCGGGGATCGGGTCGCTGTGGTAGAGCTCGGCGGGGATGTCGTACAGGCCGGGCTCGACCTCGGCCGGCGCCTCGACGGCGGCGGTCATGCGACGGCCTCCGCGCAGTCCTCACAGCGGCCTTCGAAGGTGAACGGGCCGGCACTGTCGCCGCACTTGCAGCCGAGCGGCCCCTCGCCCGCAGCGATGCGCTGGAGCTTGGCCAGGCCTTCCTCGTCGTAGCGGGCCAGGTGCAGGGCCGCGGTGAGCTCGGGGTAGGCGTCGCGGAGGATGGCCCGGTTGCGAACGTCCGCGGACTCGATCGCGGCCATCAGGTGGACGGTGAAGCTGCCGGGCTGGGCGCCGCCTGCGCGGTCGTAGCGCCACAGCACGTGACGTGCGGTCTCCCGCGGGATAGTGGGGCCGTTGATGCTCATGGTTCTCCGTTTCAGGGTGTGAGGTGCCGGCGGCCTCCGCCCCGTCAGGGGGGTGTCGGGGCGGAGGCCTCGGCTGCGGCGGAGCTGCTGGGGGGGGAAGCGCTCACGCCGCGCTATGGGTGGTTGTTCGCCCCGCCGCCAGCCCGGCGACATCCGGCGGCGGGGCGGGTCTAGGCGGCGCCCACGTCGGCCTGCTTCTTGCTGGCCGGAGCGACGTAGAACTCCTCGGCCCCGAAGAGGCCTTCCTCCTGCGGCGCCATCTGCTTCTCGGCCTTCTTGAAGATCCGCCGGACGCCGTCGTAGCAGTCGGGGCACAGGGCGATCAGCCGACGAGCGGGCAGTTGCGCGGCGGTCACGAAGTCGCCCTCGTTCACCGGGTCGCGAGGTGTCGCGATCAGGTGGATGCGGGCCTTGCGCTTCGAGACGTACTCGTCGTTGGTGAGTACGCAGCGCCCCGGCTTCCGGGTGCGGTCCGCGTGCTTCGCGCCGCAGACGCCCCTGCGCTCGCAGCGGTTCTCGGCCCGCTTCATCACCGCGGTCCACAGGGCGGCGCCGACTATCGGCGGACGGACGGTCATGCCGTCACCCCCTCGGCCGGTGTCGCGTACACGGGCCAGACGGCCGGCTGCGGCTGGTCGAGGATCGGCAGCTGCTGCGTCTCGTCGTTCGCCGTGGACCGGCCGACGGGTACCGGGTACGGGAGCTGGACGTAGGAGACGTAGGGCCGGTCGAGTCGCTGGACCGTCTCGGTGATGCGCGGGCGGGCGTTGATGACGGCCTGCCGCAGGCGGGCCTGCTCGGCGGCTTCGCGGATCACCCGGTCGCTGAGCTTCCGCACCCGGGCCTTCAGCTGGCCGTTCTCCTCCTCGACGACCGCGATCCGCATCTCGTCCCGGCAGGAGCGGACAACGGCCTGTGCGAGGTCGCGGGTGAGGTCTTCGTTCGCTGCGATCAGCGCCCGGTTGTCGGCGTCGGCCTGGTCGAGCTGGGCTTGCAGTTGGGCGATGCGGTGGGGGGCGGTGTGCTTACCGCGGGCCGGGTGGATGAGACTCACGGCCGGCCTCCTTTCAGGTGCTGCTGCTGGTCGATGAGGGCTGCCAGTTCCGTCTGCTGCTCAGTGATCCGGGCGGAGGCGAGGCGGATGTACAGGCGGTAGAGGGCGTTCGTGAACCCGGCGATCGGCGACAGGCGGGACGTCGGCAGCGGGGCGGTCATAGCGGCGTCTCGCTGAGCCGCTCCAGATACGCCTCGTAGGTCTCGGGCTCGTCATCGGCGGGCGGATAGCCGAGCCAGGCCGCAAGGCCCGGGACGACGAGACCCGTGTCGGGGAGCGCGCAGAGGTCGATGACCGCGGCCATCACGCCACCTCGGGAAGGGCTTTGAGGCTTTCCATGCGCTGCACCCAGGCGGCGAGTTCGGCGACCTTCTCCTGCAGCTGGGCGAGCGTCTCGGTCGACGAGCTGGAGACGGCGATGGCGACGCTGTCGCTGCCGTCGCCGATGACGAGGCGAGCGGTCGGCATGCCGTCGAAGCCGCGGGAGTACTCGGTGCGGATCGGGCCGTCGTTCAGGGCGACGGTGACACCGCCGACGATTCGAGAGGTCACGTCGTCTCCTTGCGGGCTGCGCGGGCGAGGCGGTTGGCGGTTTCGCGGGCGGCCATCTCGGCAGCCCAGGCCGGGTAGTCGGCGATCTGCGCGAGCGGCGCGTCGTGGTGCCGGACCAACCAGGCGTCCATCTGGTAGGCGAGGCGGTCCGACGGGGAGTGGGTGCGCTCGGCAGCCTCGGCGAGGAGCCGGGCGTTGCGCTGGCCGGCGACGATGGCAGCCACCTGCTCGCGGAGCGTCGACAGCGGCACGTCCGCGCTGGTGATGGGCGGCGGCGGAGACTGGAACCGCTTCGGGGTGAAGGTCATGACGTGGCCGCCTCCGCCTGCTTGCAGGGCCAGCGGTTGCCGCACGCGCACCAGTGGCATCCGTCCAGCGGGTCCGGCACCTTGTCGTAGTGCAGCGGCGCGACCGCTGCCGCTGAACGCTCGGCGTCAAAGAAGAGCCGGATCGCGCCCCGCTCGACCTTGTCCGCGAGACGGGACACCTCGGTGCCCTCGTGGGCCTTCTTCACCAGCCACTCGACGACCGCATCCTTGGCCTCGGCAAGAGCCTCGGTGCGGACCTCGGCAATGCGGCACCAAGGGCAGCCACGGGTGTCGTTCGGGGCGCGAAGCCACGTCGGGTGCTCGGGATCGCCGCAGGATGCGGAGACGCGGCCGTCGGGGTCGCCGAGGTCGAGCGCCCGGTATGCGGTCAGCTCCGCCTGCCGCTTCTGCTGCGCGGTCTCGGCTTCGTGGAGCGGGCTGAAGACCTTCGTGCCGTACTTCTGCGCGGTGGCGCAAGGCCACCGGACGACGGTGCCCTCTTCCTGGCAGACGGCGCAGAGCCAGGCGTTGGGCACGCCGCAGTCGTCGAACACAGGGACGTGGAAGCGGGCCGGGAGCTGCGCGTTCTCCTCCAGGGAGAAGCCAGCGAGGATCTCGTAGTACGGGTGGTCCGGGGCGTGGAGCAGGGTCGCGCGCTGCTGGCACTCGTCGTGCTCCACGGGATCGCCCGCCTCCGACTTGCTGCGGCAAGTGCCACAGGCTGTTGGGGCGGCGAACGTGCTCCGCTCGCTGAGGAACTCAGCCCGGTTCTTGACCCAGAACGGGTCGAGGTCGGTGTCGCTCATCGGGCACCGCCCTGCACCGGCACGGTCGGGATGGCCACGGTCGCGGTGCCGCCGAGCCGCTTGTGCAGCTCGTGCAGACCCTTGACCGTCACCCGCAACTGCGGGGCGCCGAGCGTCAGCTCACCGGTGCGCGGGTGCGTGTACGACTGCGGGAGTTCCGACAGCCAACGGCGTTCCACCGCGTACTGCTTCGCCCGGTAGCGGTGGTCGGCGTTCTGGACGTAGGCCCAGTCGAGTTCGTGCAGGATCCCGAACAGCCGGTTCCTGCCGGTCTCGATCGCGGGATCCCGAGACAGGATCTTCGCCGCGTCAGCCACCGAGAAGTCGCCGTCCCCAGAGGCCAGCGTCTGCCACGAGTTCGCGGCCGGCTCCAGCTCCTTCACCCGAGCCTCGGCGGCGAGGCGCGCTTCCTCCGACTCGATCGCGGCCTGCAACGCCTCCAGCTTCGTCATCTCGCGGGGAGCGACGGAGTACGAGCCGGTGCGGCGAAGGGACGGGATGACCTCGTGCGTGATCCAGCGCTTGAACGCCTTCGCCTGCGGCTTCCGCGAGCGGAGGATCAACGAGTAGAGGCCGGGCTCGGAGACGATCACGAGCTGCTGAGGTCCACCGGGGGTCTCCACACTGTGGACCCCCTTCTCGTCCTCATCCAGGAGGGCAAGAGAGCTGTGCACGTTGCCGAGTTCAAGGACGTCGGCCACGTCCCGCGCAACCCACCAGGGTTCCGCGTCGATCATCACGGACCGCACGTGCTGCGCAGTCTCGGGGAAGGTGAACACCAGCGGGGTGCTCGGGGATGGGACCATGGTCATCAGGTCCACTCCTGTTCTCTACGTGACGTGTGGGTGGATCTGTGCGGCTCTTGGCCGCGGGGCCCCGGCTGTCGGTCTAGCCACCGGCGGTTGGGGCTTTGGCCGCTAAGCGGCAGCGCGGGCCGGCTTCGTGAACGGCTGGACCGTGAACTGCTCCGTGATGGCCCGGACGTTGAGGCCGGAGAACCAGATCTTGTTGCCGCTGTTCACGTGCTCGACTTCGCGGGCGAAGGCCATCAGGCGGAGTCGGCGGGCGGGGAAGGGCAGCCACAGCGCGGCTTCTTCCGGCGTGTAGTGGAAGAGCTCGCCTTCGGGGCTAGCCGGCGCCGGAATGTTCTCGCGGATCTTGGGGGCGCTCCTCTTGCGGGGCTCGGTCTTCGTGGCCTGCGGGGCGGTCACGGGATCTCCTTGTGGGTGATGTCGTTGGGGGTGACACCCAGTGCGTCCGCGACCTTCTCGATGTTGTCGTCGCCCAGTCCGGCGAGTCCGCGTTCGACTCGTGAGAGGTGCGACCTGTGGATCCCCGTCTTTGCGGAGAGCGTGCGCAGGCTCATATTGAGAGCCCTCCTTCTGAAGCGGATAGCGCTGGAGTGCGGTCTCACGCATCAAAAGCTAGCCTCCTGCGATGCCTTGAGCAAGCCTCTGGAGTGCTTTCGTAGCTCTTTTTTAGAGCTCTCAATGGGGGGCGCATCCCCTACCTACCGGTAAGCGCGGTGCGCCCCATGCAACCCAAAGGCTCTATTTGCGTGCTCAACCGCAGGTCAAAAGGCTGAATCCCGGCTAGTTGGTTGCATGGAGGTAGTGCATGATGTGGAAACATGGAGTCAGAGCGAGACTGGGAACGACTTGGGCAAGCCTTCGCCAAAGCGCGCAAGGAAGCCGACCTCACCCAGATCGAGGTGGCCGAGCGCCTGTCCGTGACACGCACACCCATCCAGGCAATCGAGCGCGGGCGGCAGCCCAACGGCCGCCCGTTCAGCAAGGTCACCAGCACGATGCGCACCTACGCCCGCCTCGTCGGCTGGACCGAAGAGTCACCCGGCCGCATCCTTACGGGACTTGAACCCGAGCCCGCCACGGCATCTGGCGAACAGTCCGCCGAGCACAAGTCCAACCTGCCGCCGGCCATCGATCTGGAGCTCCGCTCAGGCAAGACCCTCGACAGCACCGTCGTGCACCTGGGCAGCGATGACGACGACTCCCGGATCATCGTGGTCCTCAAGGGGGCCGAGGACATCAGCGAGGAAGAGCTTGAGAAGCTCTGGCAGCAGTGGCGTCGGACGCGACGGCACCTGCAGGGCCTCCCCTCCGACCCGGACGTCCCCCAAAGCACCTGAGGTAATTCCCGTCCCAGACGTCGACTGTGACTTAAAAGTGTGCTTCGATCGACTCACCGTCACCGAGGGGGGGCACTGCTCGGATCGGGGTAGTGCGTATGTGGGTCATGCACGTGGAGCGGGTCGAGGGCGAGTACATAGAGCCTGAGATCATCGATCTCGAAGACGGAACCGGCTGCCTGTTCAGGCTGCACGAATCGGACATCAGCAGAGACGGCCCCGAGTGGCTGTCCGAACTCCTCACCGACCAGGCCCAGCGGTGGGCACCGCGCCCGGCCGGGGATCCTCCCGGCCCGGTCATTTCCGTAACGTGGCTGTGCCTTCCCGGCCTGCCCGACCGTTTCGCGTTCGGCGTCGAGGACTACACCCACTCCATCATCTACACCGTCGACTCCTCGCTGCTGAGCCAGCGGGCCGGCGACTATCTCGCCCGACTCGACACGCAGCGGTCCCCGTACTGGCAGCGTGTTCCGGAGGGGTATCACAACGGCGACGGCGACAGCGTCTGATCGTCGGCAAGGGGGCAGCTGTGGCTCACGCCGAGAAGGTCTTCAAGGTCAAGAATGGAAAGAAGACCACGAAGTACACGTGGCGGTGCCGGTACAAGAAGCCGGACGGCAGTTTCGGCAGCGAGCCCGGCTTCCCGACCAAGGTGCTCGCCGAGCAGTGGGGCGAGAAGCAGGAAGCGGCGATCCGGGAAGGGTATTGGATCGACCCTGAACTGTCCCGTAAGAAGTTCGGTGTCTTCGTCGTCGAGTGGATGGCCGCGCAGAAGCCACGCGGCCGGACCGAGATGAACCGGTGGGAGCGGCTTGAGGCGCACATCCTGCCGCGGTGGAAGGACACCGGGCTGACCGCGATCAACTGGTTCGAGGTGGAGGCGTGGGCGCGCACGCTCCGGTGTGCGCGCAGCACCACGAAGGACTGCGTCCAGCTGATGAGCCGCATCATGAACGGTGCAGTCGACGCCCGTCACCTGACTGTGAACCCGCTGGCCGGCCGTCGCCTGACCGGTCTGCCGGCGGATCCGTCGAAGAGGAAGTCGGACGAGGACACCGTGGCCGAGCCGGAGGTGGTGCTGCAACTGGCCCGCCGGCTCGGCCCGGTGTACGGGCTGCACATCATCACGGCCGCGTTCACGGGCCTGCGGTACGAGGAGCTTGTCGGGCTACACCGGCGCCATGCGCTGCTGGAGCGGCGGCAGCGGCACGACGGCGGGATCTTCACCTGCCCGATCATCCGGATCGACGCGGACGAGGGCGCCCTGTCCGAGTACTACGTGCGCGACGACGAGGGGAAGCGCAAGTCCTTCCGCGGACTGGAGCCACCGAAGAACGAGAAGTCGGCCCGGGACGTGGACCTGCCGCCGTTCCTGGCCCAGCTGCTGGAGAAGCACCTGGCGGACTGGCCCCACGAGTTCGTGTTCACCACGGTGACGGGCAAGTGGTGGTGGCGCTCGTACTGGCACGACGTGCTCCGGCCAGCCGCCGACGGGCGGGAGGCCAGGCCGAAAGCGCGGGGGACGGCGGTGAAGGAGGCGTGGGAGCCGCTGATGCCTGGGCTGACGATGCGGGATCTGCGGCACACCCACGACACCTGGCAGGAGCAGATCGGCGTGCGGCCCGTCTTGGGGTACGAGCAGATGGGGCACAAGTACCCTGGTATCAAGGGCACGTACCGGCATCCCACTCCGCCGATGCGGGTCGAGCGGCTTGAGGGTCTGCAGCAGATCTACGAGCGGGCGATGGGCAATCTGGGATGGTCGGCGATCTGGTAGGGCCCGTCCCCCAAGGATCCCCTAAATGATCAGTTGGCGATCAACCGGGATCAAGAGGATCCGGCGTCACCGCTGGTCAGACCGTTATCTGCAATCTGTTCATGGTGCCTGATCACTTCAGCGATGATGAAGTTCAGCAGCTTCTCGGCGAAGGCCGGGTCGAGTCCTGACCTCGCAGTCTGGGGCGAAGTGCCAGCTCAGGTGCGGTCATTGGGGCCACCACCTCATCTTGCCCTCCTGGGGAGTGCCTTTGGAGTACCTTCCGGATTCCTCTGCGGTGCTCGGCGTCATCCCCTAAGCGACCCCTAAATGATCACGCTGTTGATGCAGGTCAGGAGTACAGACGGCCCCGCGCTTCCCGCCGGGGAGCGAGGGGCCGTCCCGAGTGTCGAGCCACCACCGAGGGGGGGCAAATCCGTTGGTGACGGCCCGACACGTTCTTGGGAGTTCGACCTTCCGCATTGCCTAACGGATGCAGGTCGATGCCGTTGTTCACTCCTTCGAGTGAACACGTGTTCGAATTGTGCACACTACAGCCAACCCTGCGGCGCGCGCCGCGCCTCACAGGGTTACTGGCTAGCGCAAGCAGCTGACGAGCGGCGACCCCATCCAATCGAAGATCAAATTATGCCGCAAATCTGCTGCTGACTTATGATCATGGCCGGTAAACCGTTGACCGGGTGCCCGACGAGCAACCCCGATGGATCATCGACGCCCGCAGAGCCGTCGGTGACCGCATCCGGGTCCGGCGGCTGCACCAGAACATGACCCAGGAGTCCCTCGCCCACGCGAGCGGCCTGGACCGGTCGACGATCCAGCGCATGGAAGCCGGCCAGGAGATGAAGCTCAGCCACCTGCTCTCGGTCGCCCACGAGTTGCGCGTACACGTAACCGACCTCCTCCATGGCTGACCTGCCCTGATGGGCTCTTTCGAGCCGCGCGGCTGAATGCGAGTCAACCTCAACTTTGGCCGTAACGGAAGAGTGTCTCCTGCATATATCTACACGGGATGCACACAAGACGTTACGTCCCCGTTAACTTCGCTCCAGCCGAGATCCACACAAACCCTGACAGACAGCACCGCTGGCGCCCCGCCTTGTCCCGTCCCGCACAATTCGTGTCCCGATCCGCACGGTCGGGATCGTCATGAGGGCCCGCCCCGGGAGTCAGCCTCATTGCCGGGCGGCGAGGTGCTCGCGTAGGAGCTGCCTGCTCTCCTCGCACGCGTCGCTGGTCCTGCAGGCCTGGCAGCCGGCCACGTGTTTCACGAAGGCGCTCCACTGCGGGGTGGGCGGCGCCACGGTCAGGGCCGGCGGCTTCACGAGGCGCACTCCTGCTGGCCGACGAACAGTGGCGCGTCCTGCGGGCAGGCGTACAGCGGGACGGGTCCGCTGGGACTGGCAGCTTCGTCGACCTGTAACGGCTGGCGGGTGAGCTGGCCGCAGTGGCAGCAGAGTTGCGGTATCGGGTCGGCGGTCTGGCGCCTGCCGGGTGGCTCCGTAGGGTGGTCCATGTCGACGCTCCGTTCGTCGGCTGCCTCCGGGACTGCGTGGCCCGCGGTCTCGGAGGCGCGTGCAATTGCAGGCTACCGCTCCATACCGCTCTATACCGCCTCATGGAGCATCATGCCGCTCTCTGACCGCGCATGGAGGATCAGGCCGCCCCACGATTGACGCATGGGTGATCAAGAGCCTGTGGTGAATCCGAACCTGCCGGTGTACGTGTACGTGCAGGTCGCGGACGCAATCGAGCGGGACATCCGCACCGGCCGGCTGCCCGTCGGCGCACGCCTGGCTGGCGAACAGGATCTGGCGGAGCAGTACGGCATCGCCCGAGGGACTGCACGCCGAGTTGTCCAGGAACTGCGGGACCGCGGGCTAGTCGTGACGCTGCCCTCGAAGGGCACCTACATCAGCGAACCGCCCGCCGAGGGCTGACCGTTGTCCGACCCCGTCGGTAGGATCGGATCATGTCCCCCACTCCCCCAGCTCGGGCCTCTGCGCGGCCGTCGGCCGTGGTGAATGAGGAGATCCGCGCCCTGGTCGCGAAGGCGGGCGGCTGGCTGTACGGGGAGACGCGGCAGCAGTACGAGGTGCTGCGGGACGAGTGGACGGTGGCGGTCGCGGCGGAGCGCGGGGACATCGTCGAAGCCGCGTAGGATCCTGCGGTGGCTATCGACCTTCCCCCTGACCTGATCGCGCTGGAACGTTCCGCCTGGGCTGAGATCCAGAAGGGTGCGCTGACCGTGGACACGGCGCGGGCCGTGCACGAGGGCATCGCCGCGTTCGTCGCCGGGTCCACTCACAGCCGGTACGCGGTCGAGATGGAACTGAAGAAGACCGTCCGACACGCGGAGACGACAGCCGAGGCGGCCTGACAGCAGCGAGCCCCGCCCGGCGCATCATTCCGGGTGGGGCGTCAGCAGCTGCAACCCGACTGGATAGTTGGGATCACGTAGATCCAGAGTAGCCCCCACCGCCGACAACGGCGTTGGGCTCACGTCTCGCCGAGCCAGCTGTGGATAACCTGCCCGTCGGCGGTATCGATCAGGTCGATGCGAGACCCGGGCCGCCCCCAGGTGCCGATCCATCCGCGGCGCTGCTCAAGAGCGGCCGACTCTGTCTTCCACCAGCCGTGCATCGACGGGCGCCCCTCAAGCGTGAGGGTGAGGCGGTAGCGGCCGGGGTCATCCATGGGGGCTCATCCTTCTGTACGTGCCGCAGGCCTCCCGTGGGGAGCCGGGAGGAGCGGCAGGCTCGACCGTCCGCACAGCTCAGACGGGAGCCCGGTCGCGGCGCTCCCACCGGGAGAGGACGATGGGGCCCCGCACGCACACCATGCATCAGGAATCAGCCACAAGGCTAGATCACGGCCGGAACTATTCGGTGCGCGACCGTGGGGCGCTGTCAGTGCCACCGGCGATGATGGGCGGCATGGCGATCACGATGCAGAACTTCGGCCTCACCTGGACCGGCCCCGACGGCACACCCCGCGCAGCCGCCGTCAGCTACGACAAGCCCAGCGCCGAACACCGGAAGGCGCGACTGGAGGCCGGCGGGGCGACGGACGTGGAGATCGTCGAGACGAAGCCGGGCGAACTGCCGGCGCCGAGGGGCTGACAGGCGGGATCGCATTCGCCTACCGTGATCAGGCGGCCTGCCGCCGTTCGCAGCGGCCCTTCGGGGTTGTGGGGTTCGCCCCCTCCGGCAGGCCGCACCCGACTTGGAGGGGATATGAGCGACACCGCTTGGGGCCTCAGCGATACCGCCTGGGGATGACCGGACAGCACAACGCCCCCGCAGCCGAACGGGCTGCGGGGGCGTTGCCATACTTAGAGCCCGATGTCCTCGCTCGCGGCGTCGGTCCACTTGTCGGCTTCGCGGATGTAGCCCCAGAAGGCGGGGCTGTTGTCGGCGTGGCCGGACTGGGCGCGGATCTTCTCTTCGCGCTTCCCTGCGCGCCGGCTGGTGGTGATGAACCCGGATCGCATGCTGTGGCCGGTCAAGCGGACGGCGAGACCTGCTCGTTCGGCGTTGCGGGCGATGATCTCGCGGACGGCTTCGGGCGAGAGGGCTCGGTCGCCGAGGCGTCCGTGGACGGTGATGGGCAGGAAGGCTGGTCCGGCGGTGATGCCTGCGGCGGCTCGCCAGGTGAGCCAGGCGCGGACGGGGCAGGTGTCGACGTTCTTGCCGTAGCTGACGACGACGTCTCGGGGCGGGCGTCCCTTCACCGCCGGGACGTTCACCTCCAGTCCCTGGCTGACGTGGACGATGGCCTCGGCTCGCAGCGCGGCAACTTCGGCTGAGCGTCCCGCGATCCCGAAGGCCATGAGCCAGAGGGCGCGGTCGCGGAGGCCGGTGAGCCCGTCGGCGACGGCGGCGTTCATCTGCCGTAGCTGTTCGGGGGTGACGGCCGCCGCCTTGCCCCGGCCGCGCGCCATGCGTTCGGGGTCGTTCTTCAGCGGCTTGAGCGCCTGGCGGGCGGCGACGGTGGCGGCCTTGGGGACCTCGACGCCCATGCCGCGCGCGGTGACGGTGACGCCGGTGATCCGCCGGTCGATGCTCGTGGGCGCGGCGAGCTTGATCGTGTCGAGCCAGACGACGAAGCCGACGAGCGTCCCCTTGGTGACGTCGGTCAACGCGAGGGGATGGCCGGTCTGTTCGGCGAGCCAGCCGTGGAACTCGGTCCACAGCGCCCAGTCGTTGGCGTAGCTGCGTTTGGTGTTGTGGGGGCGGATGGCGTCGAGGTGCTTCTCGGCTGCCTCTTCCATGGCGTGCAGGACGGCGAGCGTCGCAGCGTCGTAGACGGCGGGGGTGGCGTCCTGCTGGTGTGGGACGAGGTCGGTCACGGTCTCTCCGATCGGGTACGGTACGGGCGATGCCCCGGCTGCTTTCTCCAGCCGGGGAATCGCCATTTCTGGGCTACCGGTCAGCCGAGGGGGTGAGGGTCCTGAGCGGCGCCATGCGCGATCTCCTCGACCGTCTTTGTGATGGTCCAGCCGCGCGACTCGGCTTCGGCGACGTCGATCCGGGTGCAGTTGTCGCAGGCGTGCAAGGTGTTGCAGCCCTCGCGGGTGAGGGTGTGAGTGGCGGGCTGGCAGCAGTTCCAGCACTTGGCGTGGCGCCTGGGCGTCGTCACACGCATCACGTCACGGCGGGCGTAAAGGACTTCCGAGTCGTACCCGTCGAACCGGATGTAGAGGTAGTGCAGCCCGTCGACGCGGGTGATTTCGCCAGATTCTCCAGCTCGGCGCCCGGCCCATGCCTCCACCCTCATTCCGATGGGGCTCGGCGTGGTGATCTCGTCCTTGAGTGCCATCTCCGCTTCCTTTCTCGTTACCTGGCTGCGTCGTTCATGGTGTGGTGTGCGGTGGTTGAGCTGAGCCCGCCTGTGGCGGCCGGGCCCTGGGTGGGCTACTGGGTTTCGCGGGCCTGACGGGCGGCGCGGCGCCGCTGGATGCCCCCGCACTCCTTGCAGGTGATGGACGCCGGGGTCGTGCGGTACTTGGTCGCCGTGTTCCGTGATCCGGAGTTGCAGAGGGGGAAGGGCACCGGGCTCTGGCTGTCGGCCATGTGGACCTTGCCGCCGAGGAAGCTCATGACGTGCTCTTCGCTGGCCGGAGTCTCGGCCGTCACGTTCTCCTCACGGGCGGTGCGCTCCTGGCCGTCCTCGCATGCGACGGTGACCAGGGTGTCGCGGCCGGAGCGGTAGATGCCGGTGACAGTGCCGGTGAAGTCGACGCGGCCGAGGTCGCGGTTCTCGATGCGTCCGGCGACCTTCTGCCCCTGCTCCATTGTCGTCTCCCCTGATGGTCGGCTGTTTCTGTACCTACAGAATGCGCCTGCGGGGAGCCCTTGTCAAGCGGGCATGGCAGATGAATGCTAGTTTCTGTACCTACAGACCTAAGGGGGAGAGATGGCCAGGCCAGCGACAGGCAAGACGCCTCTACGGAACGTCCGGGTGCCTGATGAACTCTGGAGCGCCGCCATGGCGGAGGCGAAGGAGGAGGGGCGCTCGCTGACCGACGTCATCGTGAGCGACCTGCACCGGTACGTGAACCGCCGACGGCGCGAACGGGGGGCACTCGACGGCGAGTCGCAGCACCTCGAAGAGTCGGACAATCACCCCAAATAACGCCCGCGATATGGCATGTTATCGAGAGCGACAGCACCCAACTCGCGCTCGCTGCGACGCGATTTGACGACGTCGCTACCTTCGATGCATGAGCACATACAAGGGGTCGGCCGTCCTTCTCGTCAACGACGGCCGGCAGTTCGACACCACAGCAGACCTCGCCAAGGACTCCGCAGGGTCATGGCACGGAACGCTCACCTTCCACGACCAAGCACTGGTACCGGTTCTGCTGAACATCGACGACGGACACGTCCTGGTCGATGGCCAGCCTGGCGAGTTCATCCGCCCCAACCGCTCGGACTGGACCATCAACGACGGCAGCCCGTTCATCATCCGTATCCTCGGCAGCGGAGACGCTCCGTTCTAACGCGACGAAGACGCCCCGCCGCCTGCCGAAGCAGGAAGCGGGGCGTTGTCAGTCTTCGTCGTCGTCGGGCCAGTCGGGTTCGAGGAACGGGCGCGGCGACAACCAGAACGGCTCGGCCTCTTCGTCCATGGGGGGTTCTCCTCACTGATTGCGGATGGTGAGGTAGATCGACCGTTCGTCGATCAGTCCCCCGTCGGTGGTGATCTGGCAGACCATCACGTAGGCAGCGTCGACAGTCCCGCCGGAGACTCGCTGGGTGACGACAGTGTCGGTGACGGTGGGCGCCCCGTCGGCAGTGAGCCCGTCGGGAACCGTGACCGTAGCCGAGCTGATGGTGGCGCCAACCTCGGTGAGCCACTCCGACCAGTCCCAGCTGTAATCCAGCAGCGCCGATGGGTCCTTGACGTAGTTGCTGGGCACGGGGCCTACCTCCGGACTGTCAGGGTGCGATGCTCAGCGGCCACGGCCAGCCGCCGGTTGTCGGCAGCCACCTCAAGCCGGCGACGCTCAGCAGGAATCTTGTAGGTGCGCTCGACACTGGGCGTGGTGCTGGACTGCACGCCGAGCGGGCGCGCCGAGCCGACCTCCAGTGCGGGCCGCAGCGTGGCGGTCTTGAAGCCTGTGAGCGGCTGTGCCGTCTCGATGCCGCTGGCGAGGGTGAGCGTCGTGGAGGGGGCGGCAGCGGTGAGCGGCTGGGCTTCCTCGACGGCACCGGCCGTACCGAGCGCGCCGGCCTTCGCCCCGCCGAGGGCCTGGGCTGTGTCCTGCGCGGAGGCCGTCCCGAGGGTGGCGGTCTTGGTCCCGGTGAGCGGTTGGGCCGTTTCGGTCGCGTCTGCGGTTCCGACGTCGGCATCCTTCGCCCCGGACAGGGCCTGGGCTGCGGCTTGTTCGGCAGCCTGGGTGAGCGTTCCGGCCTTTGCGCCGGTGAGGGTCTGTGCTGCGTCGGCTCCGCTGGCCGGGGTGAGGGCCGCGGTCTTGGCGCCGATGAGCGCCTGTGCTGCGGCCTGCTCGGTTGCCAGGGAGAGTGCTGTGGCCTTAGCGCCGGCGAGGGTCTGCGCGGTGCTGGTTTCCGTGGCAGGGGCAAGCGTGGCCGCCTTCGCCCCGGTGAGCGGCTGCGCGGTCTCGGCGCTGCTGGAGATGCCGAGAGTCGCACCGGCGCTGACGTCCGCGGCGGTGAAGTCGTCGAACCTGAGCGAGCTCGTCGACTCGGCCCGGAGGCCGACGCTGGTTCCGGTGGTGACGCTGGTGTCGACGACGGAGACGCGGAGAGTCCCGTTAACGTAACCCTTGATCGTCGAGCCGACGACTTCGAGCTTCGCGACGTCACCCGCGACGGCTGCCGCGGCGTAGCTGCCGATCGAGGTGAACGAGCCACCCACGACCGAGAAGAGGTTCCAGGACGAACCGTCGTTGCGCCACAGGTAGCCCTGCGAAATGTTGCTGTTGCCCCTGGCCCAGACACCGTGGCTGACGGCTGCGGTGGCGGCGATCGTGACCTGGACACTGTGGTCGTTCGAGGCCATCGCGCCAGCCGCGCGCAGGATGATCGTGCCGCCCGCGTTACCGGAGCTGAGGCGGTTGGAGATGATCGACCAGTCTCCGGACACCTCGGCCCAGACGGCCCCCAAGGAAGTGGAGTCGGCGCGATCAAAGTTGTCGCTGAAGCTGGTCACGGCTAGGCGGCGGAGCTCGCCCGGAGGAAGTCTGCGATCGACAGGGTGAAGTTGTTGCCGTCGGGGGTCCACGTCACGTCGTGCTTAGTGAGGGGGACCAGGTCGCTGTCGGTGCCGGTCGTGGTGTCCGGGTCGTAGCAGATGACGACGGCGCCGATCGCGTTCCCGGTGGGCGAGGTCCAGGTGACGTCGGCGGCGTCGAGCGCGACCCGGTCGTTGGTGTCGTCGACGGTCACCGTGACCGACGTGAGCGTCTTGCGGCCGACGGTGGTCTGCTCGTTGGTGGTGCCGGCGACGACCGCGGCGAAGTCGTCCTTGTCGCGGAGGACGGAGTCCGCCTCCAGCCCGCTGGACTCCAGGGCGATCAGGACGAGGCCGTCGTTCGCGGCTGGCAGGCCGGCGTAGTAGGCGACTTTACCGAGGGCGATGTTGAAGACGATGTTGGCCATGGTCACTCCAGTTCTTGCGCGTCGGCGCTCAGCCGTAGGGGGTCAGTTCGGACGGCACCGGCTCCTCGGGGAGCCCAGCCGCATCGAGGCGGCCGTTGGCGCGGCGGATCACGCGCAGCGCGGTCCGCAGCAGGTCGCGGAGCTTGTTCTCGCGGGTCGCGCTCTGCTCCATCAGGTCGGTGAGGTGGTCGACCTTCCGCTCAAGCTGGTTGATCTTGCCTTGCATGTCCTGCCAGATGGCGGGTGAGACCTGCAGCTGGCCGGAGATCTCAACAACCTCGGCAGCGGCCCCGACGGGGATTTCGCCTTTCGGTCCGCCGGGTCCGCGGCGTCCGGTGTAGATGGCCCCGGCGAGGCCGATCGCGGCTACGACTGCGCCCCACAGCCCGCTGTCAGGCCCCATCGGTGCCCCCTCTGATGCTGTACTCGGGCCACCGGTTGATCCGCATGAGGATGAAGACGAACGCCCCCCACGTGCAGAAACTCGTCCATGCCTGACCGAACTCACCACTCAGCCAGGCGACTAGGTTGGCAAGGGACCAGAGAGTCATGGGGACGGTCGCCCCGGCGTACCCCCACCGGTCCCAGCGCGGCCGGGGCTCGAAGGACAGCGCTACAGCGGCGACGCCGCAGAGCATCCACAGGGCGCCCCACCAGGGCATGGGGAGCATGCGGGTGAGGACGCTGACGCCGCGGACGATGCCATACCGGGGGTCGGTGGCGATGCCCCAGCCATACAGCGTCTCCATCACCCCGAACGCGAGCAGGATGCTGCCGCGGCGGCCAAGACGCTTCGCGAGCCGCCGGGCCGCCGCCATCGTCAGGCCGCCTTGACGAGCGAGTCCTGCGCCTTGCGGGAGATCCCAGCCGGCTTGAGCAGGCCGAAGTGCGAGAGCACGCCGACAGCGAAGGACACGAGCGAGAGCACTGCCGCGGTCTGCACGCTGTACCCGGCGTCGTGCGGGCCGGCGTACTCGGTGACGAACCCGGTCACGCCACTGAGCGCCAGGAGCAGCACGGCCTTGAGGCCGGGGTGCGTGACTCTGGTGGTGACCAGGCCGACGAGGACGGGCAGCACGACGGAGACGAGCAGGCCCAGCCAGTAGGCGGAGTCGAGGTGGACGGACATGAGGATCTCCTTGGAGGGGGTCAGGCGGTGACGTCGAAGTGGTACTTGGCGCCGAGCTTCTTGAGGGAGGCCATGCCGGGGATGCCGTCAG